TATATCAAACCATTCTCTCTTAGGAGGTTGCCCTCTTTTTGTTCCTCCTTTGTCATGATATTGTGCTATCTTTGCTCTTTTCTTTGCTACACTTACAATAGATTTACCTGACTTCTGTTTAACAGGAGGTAATCTTCTCATCATACCTGTTGCTATAAGTGGTTTTAAAGGTTGTCCCTTTTTCCTTTTTTGTTTTGCTGTTGATAGTTTTAATTTTTTGAATGAACCCTTTGGTCCTGTTGAAGTATCTAATCCTGATTTAATTTCTTTAACATTTATTTGAGCAGCCTCAAATGTTGCTTGATTTATTAATCTATCTATGTTTTGATTGAAATCTATTTGATCTTTAATCTTTTTAAATTTTGCTTCCAATACTTTTAATAATCCTCTCCGCTTTTAATTCTCCTGCTACAATCGCTTGTTTCAGTTCATCATCAAGTGATTCAAAGAATTGTTTGGATAGTTCTTGCATATAAAGTTCAGGATTTGCAAGTAGTTGGTCAATGTCAATAATATTTAATAATTCATCAATTTCACTATCTATCTTGTCCTCTAAATCAGTTATCTTGTCTAAGTATGATTTAAGTACCTTCGCCATTTGCTCGGTTTAGTTTAAATATGTTATCAGTTGTGTCTGTTTCTTGTTTTTTATCTTCTAAATAATCTATTGCAGATTGTCTATCAGGGAACTTATCAGGGTCATGAGCCATTAAATAATCATACCTGTCTGCTAATCCATGCTTAAATTTCCAATCCCATTCCTCTCTTTCTCTATCAAAATCAGGGAATTTAACTTCTGCATAATCAAGAGTAATACCATCAGGTAATTGTTGTCCTGTTTCTACTGCTAATATTTGTCTTTCAATATTATATATATCCTTTTCTGCTCTCCTCCACTTTTCTACTTCATCTTCTCGTGCTTCAAGCAGTTCCAAGTTCTCTATCTTTAATGCTACACCTGACTTACTTCCTGATAATCCAAAGTCAAAATTCAGGTTATTATTAAATGCTATTGTTTTAAGTTGGAACTCAATACCCTCTTTAATACTTGTAACATCTGTATTTGATGAGATATTGCTCATATTACCTTCATCTACCACAACTACTTTGTTAAGTCCTAATTGGATATTATTAGCATCTACCCTACCCTCTATAACAAATTGTCCTCCTGCGGTCCTTATATGATGTTGTAACATAGTCATAGCCAAATCTATTTGTTTATTACCAAGTGCTATATCCATTGCTCCTTCATTCCAAAACTCATCTACTATATGTGTAGGTTGTATAAATGCAAAAGGTAATACTCCGTATGGATTAATATTGTCTTCATTTATTTTAATAACTTTACCTGCACTATCAAACATATAATGTTCTTCAGCACTCCAATAAACATATATATCTTCTTTTGTTTGTCTCCAATCTCCTGTTGCTTTATTAAGTGGGTATGTTACACCTATTGGTTTGAGTGGGTTGTATGGATCCATAATAGGACAAAAGTTCATAATAGGGTTATATTTAAATGCTCCATCTTCCCAAGCAATATGAACTGCTATTGTTCCAAGTAAATTATGTATTCTTTCAAATGATTTCATTTTCCAATCTTTATCTTGAGTAAGGGTATAATAAGAATCATTTTCTACACCTCTTAAAGGAGCATCTTTATATACTAATGAGATACGATTGATTAGTTTTTTTGTAAGATTGACATTGTAGATTGGAATCTCTTGTTGTAGTGTACCTGAGAAATATTGGTCTATGTATTTAGCAGTATTGTTAAAAGTATAATAATCAAGTGCTTCATCTCTTGTTTCAAGCATAGCACTTTGATTGTTCCATTTTAATTGTCTTATTGATTCTTCTACTATATCTTTTGCATTACTATATACTATCATTCCCTCTCCTAAGCCATATATGTTTTTGTTACAGGTTTTTTAACAGGAAATTCATAATCTATGCTATATCTAAAAGCATCAGTAAGGTGTGTAAGGCTTGAATTAGATTTGTCTATATCTCTTGTTCCTTCTTTTAATACTACCTGTTCCAAATCTTTAATGAACTCCTTACACTTAGGGTCTACTATTGTAAACTCCATTGCCTTATTTACTGCATTTACACTATCTGTTATCAATGGTGCTTTCTTCTTTACTCTTAAACCAAAACCCTGTTGCCTAAGAATATCGTGATCAGACATTAATGCTGATGTATGTCTATTCTTACCTGCAGGATCAGGATAACAAATATAGTGTCCTGTTGTATCAACCACTCTATTTGGTCGTAATAAGTTGGGATTCTCGTATGGGTATTTTTCTTTTATTAGTTTAGCAAGTCGTTCAGTCATTAAATCTTGACCTCCACTATGACTTATTTGCATTTCATCAAAAACCCTTATCTTAGGGTTGTCTTTGTATA